ATCTACGAAACCAAACTCGTCACACCCGCCAAGGCTGAAAAGCTGACGTGGGAAAAGAAAGACGGCACCAAGGTGACGTTGACCGAGCGCCAACTCAAACGCATGGAGCAGGAGTACGTCAGCAAGCTGGCGGGCAAACTGACCGTGGTCCCTGAATCCGATGGCCGTCCGGCTGTCGTCATGAATGCTGCGCCGCTGTTCAGCGCAGTCGAGGCAGCACCCGCTGTCGAATCCCTGCCCTCGTGGCTTTCTTAAACTGGAGTAAATGTAATGTCTGAAATCATCTTTTTGTCGAATGTCCGTCTGTCTTTCCCACATCTCGCTGAACCACAGCGTCAGATCAATGAGCAGACCGGCAAGGAACGCATCTCGTACAACTGCGAGTTCATCATGCCTGAGAGCCACCCCGGCTTCGCTCAGTTCATGGCCCGCTACGGTGCCTTGGCGCTGGACAAGTGGAAGGAACACGCTCAAGCTGTCATGGGCATGATCCAACAGGATCGCAAGACCCGCTGCTTCGGTCGTGGCGAGGAGAAGGTCAACAAGAAGACCTTCCAGCCCTACGATGGCTACGCAGGCCATGTGTTTATCACCGCAGGCCGCGACACCGCGCCTCAGATGATCCAAGCCGATGGTCAACCCATCGACCCCACCAACACGATGGCGTACCAGCAACTGGCCCGCAAGATGTACGGCGGTTGCCGTGTCAACGCTGCGATCAAGCCTTGGCCGCAGGATAACAAGCATGGCCGTGGCATCCGCTGCGACCTGATTGCTGTCCAGTTTGCCGCTGATGACACGCCCTTTGGTGAAGGTGCTGTGGACGCATCGGGCATGTTTGGTGCTGTGGCCGGTGCTCCCGCTGGCATGTTCGCACCTGCTGCTGCCCCAGCGCCAGCAATGCCTGCCGCACCGTTTGGCGCACCCACGGGCCTGCCATCGTTCTTCGGCCAGTAATTGAATCGGGGCCACTGCCTCTGGGAGTTCCCGGGGGACCGGCCAGTGGCCCCACCTAACCCGGTAACCGTAATGAGTAACGACTATGTATTCGACATCGAAACCTATCCCAACGTGTTCACGCTGGCAGTGGAACACGCAGAAGCACCTCTGCACTGGATGTTCGAGATCAGTGACCTACGCAACGACAGTCGTCAGATCATTGAGTTCCTCCAGTTCCTCAAGGACACCGACTCACGCATGGTCGGCTTTAACAACTTGGGGTTCGATTACCCTGTGATCCACACCCTCGTGCGCATGGGCCACAGCGATGCCAACACGCTGTACCAAAAAGCGATGGCGATCATCAACTCGCAAGATGAAGACGGCAGCAAGTGGATGCACATGGTCAAGCCCTCGGACCAGTTCGTGCAGCAGATCGACCTGTTCAAGATTCATCACTTCGACAACCGCGCCCGATCTACCAGCCTCAAGGTGCTGGAGTTCAACATGCGCAGCGACAGCATTGAAGACCTGCCGTTTCCCGTGGGCACCGTGCTGACTCGTGAGCAGATTGAAGTGCTCAAGTCCTACAACAAGCACGATGTGGCGCAGACCAAGGCGTTCTATCACCACACGCTTGACATGATCCACTTCCGTGAAGAACTGACGCGCAAGTACGCCCGGGACTTTATGAACCACAACGACACCAAGATCGGCAAAGACTATTTCACCATGAAGCTGGAAGAAGCCGGTGTCGCCTGCTACGACTTTGGCCCCAAGGGTCGCACACCTCGGCAGACCAAGCGCCCGGTGATTCACCTCAAGGACGCCATCCTGCCGTGGATCAACTTCGAGCATCCTGAATTTAACCGGGTGATGAACTGGCTCAAGGTTCAAACCATCACCGAAACTAAAGGGGTCTTCACGGACCTCACAGCAACAGTCAATGGATTCACTTTTGTCTTTGGCCTTGGAGGAATCCACGGCTCCGTCGAGTCTGAAGTCATCGAGTCTGACGGTGAGTACGTCATCGTGGACTTGGATGTCACTTCATACTATCCAAACTTGGCAATCACGAATGGGTTTCACCCGGTCCATCTCGGAAAAGAGTTTGTCAGCATCTACAAGCACTTGTTCGAGCAGCGCAAGCAGTACCCCAAGAAGTCCGCAGAAAGCGCGATGCTCAAACTCGCGCTGAACGGCGTATACGGTGACAGCAACAACCAGTTCTCGATCTTCTACGACCCGCTGTTCACAATGAGCATCACGCTCAACGGCCAACTGCTGCTGTGTCTGCTGGCCGAGGGGTTGATGCACATCCCCGGTCTGCGCTTGATCCAAGTGAACACTGACGGCCTGACTGTGCGTGTGCCCCGGGCCAACAAGATGCTGGTCGATCTGGCCCGCGCTGCGTGGCAGTCACGCACCGGGCTGAACCTCGAGGAAGCCGTGTACAAGGCCATGATGATCCGCGATGTCAACTCGTACATCGGCGTGTTTGAAGACGGCAGCACCAAGCGCAAAGGTGCCTATGAGTACAAGGTCGGCTGGCACCAGAATGCCGGTGGACTGGTGGTGCCCAAGGTGGCCGAGAAGGTGCTGGTCGAGGGTGCGCCGATCCGCGAGACAGTCGAGCAGTGGCCCGACATCATGGACTTCATGCTGCGCACCAAGGTGCCCCGCAGCAGCCACCTCGCCATCGAGTGGGACAACCAGCCGCCCCAGAAGATTCAGAACATCACGCGCTACTACATCTCTGAAGGTGGTGGCAGATTGTTCAAGTACATGCCGCCCCTCAAGGGCAAGACCGAGTGGCGCAAGATTGGCGTCGAGTCGGGCTGGGGTGTGCAGGTCTGCAACGACATCAATGACGCTGGCAAGTCGCCCGTCGATTTCGATTACTACGTCAGAGAAGTGGAGAAGCTATGTCTGGGTTTAGCGTGACTGAAGTAACAACCGAAGAACTTGAGGAGTGGAACAGAATGACAGCACTGAGCAAACAAGTGGCCGGTAACCACTACAAAGACCAACCGATTCAACCAGTCGAGTACATCCATGCCAACGCGATTGGGTACTTTGAGGGCAACGTGATTAAGTACGTTTCCCGTTGGCGCAAGAAGAACGGCATCGCTGATCTTGAAAAGGCCAAGCACTACATCGAGTTGTTGATTGAACTGGAGACACGCAATGCTGGAAAAACAGATTGAAGCCAAGGTCTGCGACTACGCCAAGTACAAGGGTGTGCTGGCGTACAAGTTCACCAGCCCTGCCCGTGCCGCTGTGCCCGATCGTCTGTTTATCGGACCCGATGGGCGCATGTGGTTCTGCGAGTTCAAGCGCGAGGGTCAAGTACCCACGCCAGCACAGTACCGTGAGCATGACAGGCTGCGCCAGCAGATGGTCAACGTATTCGTGATTGACAACGTGGCCGAGGGTAAGTTGATGATTGACGTGATGGTGATGGGGTGCTGACATGAAAGAAAAATATCACATTTCGTTTTCAGGTGGGCGCACCAGCGCCTACATGACAAAGTTGTTAATTGACAACTGGTCAGACAGGTACGAGTTCATCGTCACGTTTGCAAACACTGGCCTTGAGCACCCCAAGACATTGGAGTTCATCAACAACTGCGACAAGGTGTTTGGATTCAATACGGTGTGGCTGGAATCTGTGGTTCAGCATGATAAACGGTCAGCGCCAACGCACAAGATTGTCACGTTTGAAACTGCTTCCCGCAAAGGTGAGCCGTTCGAGGAAGTCATTAAGAAGTACGGCATTCCCAACTCAGCCTTTCCCGGCTGCACTCGCGATCTCAAGTTGTCACCGATCAAAAGCTACCTCAAATCGTTGGGTATTGATGAGCACAAAATCCGCACGGCTATTGGTATTCGCACCGACGAAACCCGGCGCGTCAACGCCAAGACTGCCGAGGCAAGAACACTCGAATACCCGCTGATCACCGTGTGGCCTAGCGATAAACAAGATGTACTTGACTGGTGGGAAGACCAACCGTTCGACCTTGGGATTGATGAGTTTGAGGGCAACTGCCTCGGGTGCTGGAAGAAGTCGTTAAAGAAACACTTCATGCAAATTGAGCGTGACCCCTCAGTGTATGACTTTCACAAACGCATGGAGGCCGAACATGAGTTCACAGGACCGCAGCAAGGCCACCGTCACTTTTTCCGTGGTGATATGACCACAATTCAATTGTTCAAAGCCTATGACGAACAGGGTGGGCAACCTCGCCGCACGATCGAGCAGCCGCATGAAAATGGCGGTTGTTCGGAATCTTGCGAGTTGTTTGAAACCATTGTCGAAGATGCGGCGCTGCCGGAGTGGATGCGATGATGCTGACACCTGACCTGCTCCACGACTACCAAAAAAAGGCAGTCAATTTCCAGTCCACGCACCCCAACTCGATGCTGTGGCTGGACATGGGACTGGGCAAGACCGTGATCACACTGACCACGCTGACCCACCTGATCCGCACCCAGTTCCTGCGCGGTGTGATCATCGTGGCACCCATCCGAGTCATTCGACTTGTGTGGCGTCAAGAAGCTGCGAAGTGGGAACACACCAAGCACCTCAAGTTCAGCATGGTGGCGGGCACCAAGGACCAGCGCACCCGCGCCCTGCTGCGCCCTGCTGATGTCTACATGATTAACTACGAGAATCTTGGCTGGCTCTCTGAGACATTGCAGACCTACTTCGTCAAGAAGGATCGCCCGATGCCGTTCAACGGGATCATCTGGGACGAGATCAGCAAGATGAAGAACAGCGCCACAAACCGGGTCAAGGCGTTTCGCAAGATCGCGGACCAGTTCGAGTGGACCACGGGCTTGACGGGCACACCGGCCAGCAACGGCTACAAAGACCTGCACGGTCAGTTCCTCGTGGTGGACAAGGGTGAGCGTCTGGGCACCAGCAAGACAGCGTTCCGCACCCGGTTCTACAAGAAGGCCGGACCCTACAAAGAGGTGCCCTATGAAGACACCGAGGACACCATCAAGAAGCTGATCGGAGACATCACGCTGGAGATGTCAGCCGAGGACTACAACCCGCTACCTGACTTGATCGTCAACAACATCGAGATCGAGATGCCTGACGAGTTGCGGGCCAAGTACGACAGGCTTT